CCCCTTGTTTTTTTTTTTAAAAAAAAAAAAAAATAAAAAAATATTTTTTTAAATTTTTTAAATTTTTTTTTTTTTTTTGTTTTTTTTTTTTAAAATTAAGACAAATCCAAAACGATTCATAATAATTTCAAAACCTCGAGCTAAAGGGAGGTCATTAGACCGGGTAAATAAGTAAGTAAAGAAGAAACCCACCGCAACGGGAATGATTTCTAGCTCATAAAATATGCTATGTCTGAGATAGTTCTTTCAGTAAGTGATAGGACTTCAGGGAAGTCTTTATACGTCACTTTAGCGAAAGCATCCATCTGTTTGAGGACTATATCAGCTTGCTGTTCTGAGAATGAAAATCTCATCTGCAAAAGCTTCAAACAACCATAAAAATTTTCTCTAATAGGGTTGATGACCACTTTTACAGAATCCATAAATTCATCGAACTTCTTCTGATCTGAGCAAATGATTTTGTAGTCTCTATTGACGAGATTCTTACCAAAGAACAAATAAGGGTTGTACATGTAAGCTTCACCTGAGTGAAGATAATTGCAAAACTCCGTCACATTCCGACAAGTTTTCACCTTCAAGGGCACAGGAAAGAACAGCCTATAGAAAGCGTGATCCATGGTCAGAAACTCGTTCTTAGAATTAATGCTAGTATCATCTCCTTTAAACATGCAAGCCAAGACATCTTCTTTGTTAAAGAGCATACAAACTAGAACCATCATAAGTACAATATTACCGCACATGGTGTCAGGACCACCAGAAGGTCGACCATGACCCCACATTGATTGCACAAACACCGAATGGTAACGAGGATTACTGCGCAACATCATGTAGATATCCAAACCTTCATTGTCCATTTTGAACAAAGACCAAATTGCTTGTTCCAGTAAGCGAGTATAAGGAGATTGAGTAGCGTCATAGTTGGGTGCATCCATCTCGACTGAAAAGAATTCAAGGCCAAAGAATTTTTTAACAAATTCATTAATTTCAGCGTCTGAAGAGTCGTCAACTATTTTGAAATTAGGTTTCATCGATTTCTTAAGAACAGAAACCATGAACCTAAACAAACAAGAGAAGATCAAATTGACGATCTTCTCAAAGGCAGCTATTGGTTGGCCACCTTTGTTATTAAGAGTTGCTTCAACGTCCTTAGTTTTGATCTGTTTCTTCAAGAAACCGTGAAGGTCTGAGACTAAACCTTTGACAGTCAATTCTCCTTCCCTCTGAGTACACTTGAAAGTGTGAGAGAAATTGTTAATGGCAGTGGAAAATTCTTCGTCGACTATCTTATCATCCAAAGCTCTATTATAGGCTTCTTCATCAAGATACATTGAAATAAATTTCTTTTTAACATCTCTAGCCAAATGGTCTAATCTATGAGCTTCAAGAGTTCTCTTCTGATACTTCAATATTTCCTTCGAAGTGTTCAAACGGTCCAAAAGGGTGTTGATGGATTGCATAGGACTCCTTTGAATATGCCTTTTACCTTCTACGAAACCCTGGGGTCTCAAAAGTTCAGTAGTTATGACTTTCAAATGCTGTGTTTTGATCTTGGCGCTAGCCACATTTGGGGCAAAGAAAACCATCGATTCTTGATCACCACCGTCCAAAGGTATTTTGTCCAACAAATAACCTAATATTTTAGAATCGAATTTGTAGCCCAGTTCTGTAAAAGGGCCTCTCAAAGCCACAAATGAACCTTTATGAAAAGTTCTCTGATCTACGAAGGTCTTCAAGTATGTTTCAGCCATCATCTTGAACATGTCAGGTGTTAAACCTGTATTTTTAACTCTTTCAGTTGCCATTTCGTGGTAATAGCCAAGTT